ACCTCTGGTTGCTCATCTTCTTCCGATTCTTCCTCTGGTTCAGCAGGTTCGGTGTCCTCTATCTCGTCTTCGCTGTCGTCGGACTCGTCTGTTTCATCGTCGTCCATATCTTCAAAGGATGTATCATCACCCTCTAAGTCCATATCAACTTCTGTTTCTGGAGTTTCCTCGTTAGTTGATGTATCTACTGTTTCCTCTACAGTAGTGTCCTCAATGTTGTCTGCTTGTGGCATGACACTCTCCTTTTCTGCTATTAAGGGTGCGACCCTCTGTTATTAGTTACGAACTTCGGCTGGAGGTAGCCTGTGGTGCGGTCTTGAGGAAAAACCACACCACACGATACCTAAGCAGTCCAATATAATCTCTCGGCATCCTTTCTGGCCTTTACTGCATCCTTGATGTCTGAGTAATACCCAATTAGTAACTCTTTCCCGTTGACTCTAATTCTCGCCCTCCAGCTACCGTTATATGCCCTACCCACACCCTTGTAACCACTCCTGTTAGTGCTTGGTTTTCTTGTGTTTCTTGACTGGGTTTTACGGTCTGCCCATTGGCAATTTTCTGGGGTATAGTCACCATCGTTGTCTATGCGGTCTAAGGTCATGCCTTCTGGCCGTTCGCCCATATCCTCTAGGAAGTTTAAGAAGCCATTAACACCACTCCACCTTGCACACACGCTTATTCCTCTTGCGCCATAATGTGAGTAGTCGCCATCTGACTCTGAGCGGCACCTCGTTAGCATCTTTGTAAATGCCCTATACATTGGATGTGATGTTTGCCCCCTTTGTTCACGAATAATGTAAGTAGGGTCGCCATATCGCTTTAGCCTTGCATAATGCGCATCACATAAAACGTGTTTCCGTACAACCACAGCTCCATCACATTTCTCGATACGACAACTCATATCTGATTCTCCCTTCGGAACCATGCCTCATGAGCAGGGTGATTAGCGTGTTCGCACGTCGCCTTTAGCCCACGATTTATCCAGACATGGTTCTGCTTCGGTAACTTATCAAGCTCTAGTACGAACTCGCTTTTGGCATCCATAAGCTGCTTGATTTCGTCATAGCTCATCTCAGACTGTTCTTCTTTGATAGCCTCTTGGCGTTCTTTGTAGGTAAGTCGATCACTCATTTCTTTTTCGCCATGATGTTATTTAGTTTTGCGCTCAGTCCGTTCAGGTATGACAGGTAGAGTTTGCGAGCTAGGAGTTCGGTATTGACCTCTTGTTCGGTGGTGGTGCGGTCTATTACAAAGGTTCTAAGGTCAGTGATGTTGTCTATCTCTTTCTTGAGCTGTTCTTGCACCACGTCATAGGCTGGCTTGAGTTTGTAGTAAGCTTCTTCACTGGCTTTACGCTGAACCTCACGAGGAGTTCTAGGCTCGTTTGATACGCTGTTGATACCCGAATAGAGGAATGAATTATCTTTAGACATTTGTTTCCTCCAGTTCCATGAGTCGCTCGGCAAGCATTAGAATCTGGTTTTCGTCTGCACCCTGTACTTCTGCTTCACGCATAGCACTCGCTACGTTTTCAGAGACTCCGTATTCGTCTTGAATAGCTCGGATGTTGGTAAGTTCCTGTTGGTCTTCAGGGTCGAGTTCCATTTCATCGAGTATTGGTTCAACAACCTCACCTTCTATTGGTTGACCAGCCATAGGGTCAATAGGCTGTCCGGTAGTAGGGTCAACCATTCCAGCTTCGGCATCCATTTGGGCTTGGTCTTCGGGGCTTATGTCTTCGATAATCTTGTCGTTCTTGGTGGTCAGAGAGATGATTTCACCAAACAATTCGCCCAGGTTGAGTCGTTTGCCAGCTTGCATGAGGGATTGTTCTAGCGTTGGGTCGGCTGCTCGTAGCTCCACGACTTTTAGTAGTGATTCAAGGCGCTGTTCTTCGTCTTTGGTCTGATCGCTTTCGGCATCCATCTCAAAGTTGAATGTCGCTCGTGCCTCGTCCCATATAACCTCTAGTTCGTGAGTAAGTGGTTGACCTTGCTCGTCCATCGGGAACTCAAGACCAGCTTTGGTAAGGATTTGGATTTCATCTTCTGTAAGCCGCATGATGTCAGTACCCTGCATGTTGGCAAAGTGAGTGTTTATCATCGACTTAGCGACTGCTTCGTAGGTCATGTCTACGTTATCTTTGAAGTCTTCATCATCAATAGAGAGAGATTGCTGTTGGAACTTCACACCAGCTGGAGTCTTTGAATAGTTAGGGTCGCCAGCACTCGCAGAGATGGATGTGTCGCCAGTAGGAATCATTTGGTTAAGCGAGGTCTTATACATTGAGATTCGGTCAGGTAATTGCGAGTAAATGGAGTTAGATATTTCCTCACGCCTAACCTGCGCCTTACCTACCATCCACTGTGCATCCATGCCATACACGATTGAATCGAGGTCTGTTTCTGATAAGTCACCACCGATAGACACCGGAGGTCGGAAGCCTAGTTGTGTTGCGAGAACGTCGTACTGTCGCATGGTGTCAAGTACGTTCTGAGTACCACCGGCAAGCTTGACGATTCCTACACCGTAAGGGTTGATGAAGTCTTGGTAGCAGTACAGGAAGTGAACAGGCACATCACCTGTTGGGTCGGGGTTTGACCACTCACGCACCTTTTTCTTAGTGCCAGGATGGTACATGTAGAATGGTGCGTCTATGCCACGCTGGAAGATCGTGCAGAACTTGATACCTTTTTGTCGGACTGTTTCATCACCTTCACCTCGGTGGTCTTCGTCTGATTCGCGTGATTCTTCTTCTTGCTTGGCTTTGAGTATCTCCTCAAGAGCCTTAACATCCCACTTGTTGTAACCGTCTGAATCTTCTTTAGATTCGACCTTGGCACGTTCAATAAGGTTCTTTACTTGGAGCTCAGTAAAGTAGACATCCCAAAAGAATACGTCTGAGTCGTAGTCTGATACTTTGCCTGGTTCGAGCTTAACGTCTTGTGGTTGAGCTACGATGAAGTCAGCACCTATGTAGTCACCACGTTCAACGAATAATGTTATAAGCGGTACAGAGCCATAGATAGCAGCTTTGCGTACAGCGTCCTTCCATTTGCGGTGGAATGGTGCTTGAGAGTTCGCATTTGGGATAATCTCGTTTTCCCATTGGATGTTGGCAAGTTCAGTGACCCAGGCATCTTCTGAATCAAGCGCATTTGCTCGGCCTTTTTTGGACGAGTTGATAATACGTTTCGATAGTTTATAAAGCGAGGCAGCTAGAGAGCCGTCATTTGTTTCAGGTAGGTCAGGGTCTAGGTCTTCGAGTAGACCATTCTCCGCCAGGCGTTCATACTCATGGTAATCTTTACGCCATATCTTAGATTCATCCTTTGCGGTCTCATAGAGGTCGTAAAGTTCTTTTTCTTCAGTTAGGAAGGTTGCCAAAGCATTGTAGTCCTAACGAGGGCTACGTCGAGCTGGTCGTTTGGGTGCATTGTACCATAAAACTATCGTTTTTTGAAGTCTTCTTTTCGTACTATGTACTGCTTGACTATTCGTGTGGGTTGATTCCATTCGTCGAGCAGAATGTTTATTTGTAGATTCTTGGTCTGCTGCTTCTTGATAACATCCGTGCATGAGATTACATCTGCAAGCCAGTCGTTGTGATTCGTTTTAATGTTTCGTACTACTTCTTCTCTCCGGCTTGATAGTTCTTCAAAGTATGATTCAGTCACGATCCTAATGCTCCCATCCTCTAGTTCTTCGTACTTGGTTATTTTGCTGTGCTTCTTGTCATCCATTGTCCGTTTCCCTTTCCCACTTATCGAACTCTTTATCATCTAGCCCTTGAGTTTCTTGGAATGTCAGCTTGGTACGGTTGGTAACTCTCACCTCCATGACGTTGTAGTTCGTAACAAACATTTGTTCTTCGGTGTGGAACATGTTGTCGAGCCGGTTGAGTGCCATAAGATCATCGTACTGGGTTTGTGTCATTTGCAGTACGTTTGGCATTTGTGGGATAAACACACTCTTGTTCATCTCTTTCATGTCTCGGTTGATACGCTCAACGAGTTCTATACCCTTTTCTCGGTAATTAGTGATGTCGTGAAATGTGAGTGATAAGGTCATACGTGCAGCTTCGTTCTCTTTCTAGGCTCTCGTGTCCTTTTAGGTTTTACTAGCGGATTCTCGGTTTGGTATAGCTGATACGCTCCAGCAGCAGACATTACTGCATCGTCGTGAGTGCCTGAGGCTGCTTCGGGCCTACCGTTCTTGTTGACGATGAATGTTTGGTGTTGCTCTTGGGTTTCCTTGTCATACAGTTTTATAAGTTTTGAGTTGTATGCAATCAGCCACTCACCTAGCATTTTGGGTCTGGTCATCGCGTTTGTGTCCCACCCAAGCTTGTCAGTCTCAATCTCTCCAGCATCTTTGCCGAATGATTTAGCGAAGTAAATGCGATACTTGCCCTCGGTGTTTGAAGCGTGGAGATCGTGCATTACACTCGCACCACCCATTTGACGCTCAACCGCTACGACTGGTACGACTTTGGTCTTATCAAATACATAGTGCAGGGCTTCTCTGAGTATCGGGGTTAGTTCCGTGCCTACTCCGTTAAATGCAATTACTAATGGGATGTCAGCATGTTTCTTGCTCATGAATTGGACATAGTTTTTGTCTGAACCACCTTGAGCGCAGTCACCGAATACAACGAAGAACTCATCCTTTTCTAGTTCTCGGTAGAGTCTTATCATAACGCCCCCACATACATCACTTCTTTGAGAGGTTTCTGTATCAAATTGTTGTAGTAAATCATGGCATCACCATCAAAGAATGACGTACCGGACAACAGGAATGCTTCGGTATCATAGGTCGGGTACTCTCTAAGTCGCTTTTTGTCTACCAGACCACGTGTTTTCTCATAGTGCCAGTAACACTGGTTGACGGTTGCCAGCTCTTCTCTGACTAGGGCTTTGTAATACTCCGGTAACTCCCATTTCTTCGGTGCTTCTTTGGTGTATGGTTTGTGTGTGTACCACGCCATGAACCGGCTCTTGAAGTCAGATACTTTATCCTTGCCAAGCTGGTATTCTCGTGCGAAGTAATCACCTGCGATGTTTCCTGTAGTTTCACGAACAATCTTACCGAAGCCTTGCGGTACTTGTTCTTCTGCACCAGTCATCAGTGTCTCGGCACTCATAATCTCTGTGTTTGGATAAAAGGCTGGTTCCGTCCAGTGAATGTTCTGCTTGGTTGAGCCACGTCCAGAGACTTTAGCGCTGGCAGTTTGGGTTTGTATCTGTGTGCCGTTCTTGGCTATAAGCAGGTTTGCGGTGTCTACCTTGAGGAATGACTGCCTGAGCTTGGGTAGTTCAGTGCGGTGGTCGGGGTTTGCGTAGTCTCCGCCTTGTGAGTGAAGCAGCCATGAGTCCAGAAACATGTTTACCCTGTTGAAGTGTGAGGCTGTCTCTGAATCCTTGTGTGAGTAGATGTCGCTGTCTATCAGGTCTATCTCACCTATAGCACTCATGATGAAGTCTACGGTGAATATACCTGTCCACATGGTACTGATACCGAACTGACGGCCTTTTAAGATGTTCTCTCTTATACCCTGCATTTCTGGATAGTCGCTCTCTAGTATCGTGTAGTAATTATCCTGAACCTCATTGAATGTAAACCGTTGTATCTTGCCCTCTTTAGTCTTGAGGTAGAAGCAGTCTGCTATGAAGTTCCGGTAGTCTATCATTTCTTATACTTGTTTGCGTTAAATGTTGCGTTGTTGATGAGGTTGATAGTATTACCACCCTGTTCTTTGTTCTGCTCTGCACCCAGTAGTTTTAGTGCCATACCAGATGACTTGAGTCGTATGGAGTGGTCGGGTATGAGTTCACCTGAAGCGCTCTGATCTTTGATGTCTGAATACTTGTAAGCCTTGAGTCCATCAGCTATTGGTTTGATTGCTGCATCTATCGTTATCTCATGTTTTATAAGGGCTTGTTCTACCGCTTCCTTGACATTTGGTTTAGTTAGGTTCTCGCTAGCAATATTACGAGCCACGTTATCATTGGCTACGTTATATACTGCTTTGGCTGCTTCTTGACCGTTCCCATCATTAGCTACATAGGCTTTTACAAACTTCTTTTGTTTGACTGTTAAGCCTTTAGCCATCTAGGTTATCTCCCAAGTATTTGATTGGGTCGTCTGATATGACCATTTGTTGGAGGTGGTATTGCCACATAGGTTTAACATCTAAATAATTAGCACCGGCGAATCTCTTAGAAAGCTCCTTAGGAACAATAAATATGTGGTGAAGCAGTTCTTCTCCCCATAGAGCTTTAGCAAAGCCGTGGTCAAAGATAATTGGTGCGTAGGTGTCCCAGTCGTCAATGGTAATCTTTGCAGTGATTCGTCTTGTGCCGTCATCGTTTAGCCAAGTCATTTTGATTTTGTAGTTCTTTGCCCAACCGTTTTTTTCGGCTTTTTCAATAGCCTTTTCTAGTATTTCTTGTTTACTCATCCGACAACCTCGCTATAACAGTCTGGAAGTGTTCGTTATAAAGGACTGTGTTCTCTAGTACGATCTTGGGGAGTTTTGGGGGATGATTGTTTGTTAGTCTTTCAGCTTCTAGTACTGCTTCTACTGCTTGTGGTTCTAGTTCACGCATTTTGTTGCTCCTCTTGATGCCTCATGCACCTTTTTACATTTACGCCATTTGATTGATTGCCGTTGTCTGAAAAGGAGATAGACACCTTACAGCGTCTACAGAGGATAAGTGGTTCGAGAAGTTTTAGAGCGCTCATAATTCCCTCAAATTAAACAAACGCCTGTGCTAGGCATAGGAACGTTTTTTTGGTTGCAACCTTTTAGAGAGTATCTTGAAAAATCATAGTGTACATGCTTTTTGGGTGGGCATGAAGTTTACGCTGGCTCCTATGCCAGGTTTATCGCTAAAAAGCGACAAGGTACTGACATACCACCATAAAGGTCATATATCCAGCACAAGAGTTTGTTAAAGCTGCAAGAAATACGCTTTAATTTAACTCCTTAATTATACCGCACAAGCTTACTTTTTGCAAGATATTTCACAGACGTAAATACTGGTTAGCGTACTATGATTGAAACGTGAGGAGGCTTTATGAAAGACCGCAAGTTTAGACGAGATCGCATGGAGCGAGAACTACAGTTGAGATTTGACTTTGATCGCTGGGTATAAAAAACGCCCTACTGACAGGGCGCTCCCTTTTGGTGCTGCTTGCGACAGATCTTGCAGGGCTTCACTTATCCTCCCCACAATCTATGTAGCCTTTTTTGTACGCTTCGGCTATCAGCTCAGCTATTTGAGCTTTTAAGCCCTCTCGGTTCATATCAGGCATTTTTATTGGGGCGTAGTAGGTGTCTAGGATTTCATCTAATATTTCTTCCCATGAGGGTTCAGGTTTATTTGGCATGGTCGCCCCCATCTAGTTCTTCAATCTTGTTCTTCACGAAGGCTTGGATTGCATCAGGCTTCCAGCCCTCTGGCACTATTTCAGGAGTGATTCGGTTCCAGAGTTCTTTATAGATTTCTAGTTCTATCAGCTCGTCTTCCATTGTTGTTTCTCCCCATCTAGTTCTTTGCGTAGGGTGGCTTCCATACGCTCTGCCGCTTCTTGTGGCGTGTGTCCGTCCCATTCAGGGGCTTTGTCCAGCTCGGCACAGTGAAACTTATCCCAGTCTTTCAATTCGTAGTGATTGGTAACTTGTCCTGCTGGCAAATCCATCGTTACCACAAACCAGCCACCACCAAAAGCGAGTTCACCATCAGAGTGTCGCTTGCTTTTATGTACAGCGTAGGGGTTATTCTTGACCAGCTCATTCACATACAGGGCGTTGTATAGCATACGGTAGTGGTACAGCTCGTTAAACGTATGATAGCCGTCTGATGTTTCGCCAGTTATTGCCAGCTTCTCACGGTTTGAGATGAGTTCTAAAAACATCTGTTCGGTTGGTTCAAAGTATGGGTCATCATCTTTCATTACGGTTCTGAGTAAGTTATGTATTTGAGCTTTTAGCTCGTCTGTAGTGTTTTTGCTCATAGCTCTGCCTCCTTTTTGGTTAACACTTCTCTAATATCATGCACCGCCAGCTTGTAACCGTACTGCTTCTCTGGCATATAATAGCCGTACTTGGTGGTTAGCTGTTCAACGGTTGGCATTGACTTGTATAGCTCGTCTAATAGCTTTAGCTTTTCGGTGCGGATGAGGGACTTAACTCGGCTTATGGCTTCTGGCTGTACGCCATTGCCCGATATGTAGTAATCAATAGCATTTGTCAGTACGTCATTTATCTGCTCATCTTCACTAGCTTGATTGGTGTCTGTACTACTCATCTATCTCTCCTATGCTGTATCACTTTTTCTACTGGGTTAGGGTCTTGTAGATGTTGGACAATTTGGTCTGGCTTAGTAGTCAAATATTTTACTG